TTAATAAGGTTGTTCATTATGTGGTTAATTGGTCATTGTAATGCTATAGTGGTTTATGTGGCTTGGACAGTTCAACACCTGAACAATTTGACATATTTATATATAAATATAAATTTATTTATATATTTATATGCCTTGGACAGAAGAAGAACAATATTATATACAACAAATACCAAATTTTGATATGTTAAAAAACGGAAATTATGTTAATAAACGTGTTCAAAACGAATTAATATCTATTCAAAAATGTATAGATTATGATACTAAAGTTGATAGAGGTATAGAATTTAAAAACATAGAACCTATTTTTATAGAATTTCTCATCAATGATAAAAATAAAGTTACTTTTAGTTTTTTATTTAAATATAAATATACAATTCGCTTCCAACTAATATTTAAACCAGAATATCCATTCAAACCACCGGATTGTAACTTATTAAATAATGGTGACTATAAAATATTGTTAGCAAGGATATCTGAACATTACTATAAAACGGATAATTCAAGTAAAAAAACTGATGTATCCGAAGAAAAATGTTTATGTTGTAGTACAGTTTTATGTAGAAATAATTGGTATCCAGGAATGAAAATTTCTTCGTTACTTGAAGAAATCAATACAAATACAACTTATATGTATGATATTGTTTATAAAATGCTTGAAAATAAAATTTATGATAAATATCTAGGTTATCAATTATTATAATAATAAATAGAAATTGTTACTAAAACAGACATAACACCACCATAAATAATTTTTTTCTTACCTTTAATAACTTCTTTATTTATTATTTCCTTTGGTTTGTAATGTTTATAATATTCTTCTAAACTTTCATAAAATGTGTGTGTTGTTAATTCTAATTTTTTATTTATTTTATTAAATAAAAAGTGTATCCACTTCATAAATGATGTTTTAGAACTCAAATAAGGTGTAACTGGAAAATCGTCCAATAATTTCTCCATAAATTTACCAATTGGTTTGTCCGGGAAAAAAACAGGTAAATTTTGTATTAAATTATAATATTTTCTTACGGTTACTTCATTTGGTGTTTCTGGGTAATTAAGTGCAATTGTTTGTAAAGTAAATTTAAGTTTTGGAAGCCAAATATCATGTTTTAATTTCATTATATAGATAAAAATATTAAAAGATTGCACATTAAACATATAAAATGAAATCGTATAATTTTTGTAATAATTGTGGAAAAAAAGGACATATATTTCAAAACTGTAAAAAACCAATTATTAGTTCAGGTATAATTTCTTTTACATATTTTGAAAATCAATTAAAATATTTATTAATCTGTCGCAAAGATAGTTTAGGATTTGTAGATTTTGTTAGAGGAAAATATAATTTAAATAATCTTACTCATGTTTCAAATTTAATTGATGAAATGACAAATAATGAAAAAGAATTATTATTAACAAACAATTTTGATAAATTATGGAATTATTTATGGGGTAACTTTGTAGGAAATCAATATAGAGGAGAAGAAAAAATTTCTAGGGAAAAATATAATAAATTAAAAGAAGGCTTTTCTACTGAACTATCATTAAAAGAATTAATAGAAAAATCAACAACATCTTGGAAAGATCCAGAATGGGGTTTTCCAAAAGGTCGTAGAAATAATTGTGAAAATGATATTCATTGTGCAATAAGAGAATATATAGAAGAGACAGGTCATACAAGAAATAATTTTAAAATTATTGACAATGTTTTACCATATGAAGAAATTTTTACAGGTTCTAATTTTAAATCGTATAAACATAAGTATTATTTAGCATATATTGAACATAATAATATTGATAATAGCTATTATCAAAAAAGTGAAGTAAGTAAAATGAAATGGGGTTCTTTTGAAGAAATAAAAAATTTAATTAGACCATATAGTTTAGAAAAATTAAATATTATTGAGAATGTAAATAAAACATTAAATAATTTTAATTTATATAACTTTAAATAAATATATTATATATTAATGCAAAAAGGCGGTTTAAAAAGTGAAATCGATTTTTATATTTTTATAAAAAATGGTATATTTAAACCTACTTCTGACAAATTATATTTTAAAAAAAAAAAATCAACTGAAAAAGTTTACCTTATTTTACATGATAACGGTATTATTGAATATAATAATAATTTTTTTAAACAGGGTCAGACTGATTATAATATACTATTAAATGATGAAAATAAAATAAGCATTCCAGAAAATATAAATAAAAAGGATGACGAACCTATTTTATATGATTTAAATTATTTAAAAAAAAAATTATTTGAAGGTGAAAAAATTCCTGAAACCAAATCTTTATTACAATTTTTATATTATGAATTAGAAAATACGAATGAATCAAAAGAAACAAAAGAAAATGTAACAAATAAAGAATGGTTACCAAGTATAGGAAAAAATAATAAATTTGTAAAAGAAAAAACACATAAAGGAAAACCATGGAATTCAAAAAATGATTCTTTAATAAGAAATGAAAAAAATTATGTATTGTCTTTATCTAAAAAAAGATTAAGATTTATAAAAACTCCTAGTAAAATATTTTTAAAAGCTGCACAAAGATGGTCATTTAAAAATTTGAAAGTATTTATTGATGAATTTAACAAAGGAACCCTTAATACAAAATTCATAAGACAACGAAGGGAAATTAGTTTAAAAAAAAATTTAGGTAAGGAACCATCTGCACCAGGATTTTCTAATTTATCAAATAAAAAAAAAAATAAAAAAAACTATTCCAATATTGTTGAAGGTAAAATTATAGAACAAGATTACACCATTAATGCTGAAAATATAGTAGAAGGTGAAATTATAGAAAAAGATGACACCATTAATGCTGAAAATATAGTAGAAGGTATTTTAGTAACAGATAGTCAAATGCATAGTGATGCTATTTTAGCTGAAAAAGAAGAAACAAAAAAAGAAACAAAAAAAGAATCAAAAAAAGAATCAAAAAAAGAATCAAAAAAAGAATCAAAAAAAGAATCAAAAAAAGAATCAAAAAAAGAATCAAAAAAAGAATCAAAAAAAGAATCAAAAAAAGAAAGTGAAGACCCTGTTAATCCAATGGGGATATTTTTAGAAGTTGACCCGGATGAAAGTATTAAATCAAAGATTAATTTAAATGTATCAAATGAAAACAAAGGAAGCAATGAAAAAAGCAAAGAAAAAAAGAATATTTCAAATAAGATAGAAGATGATAGGGTTTTTAATGAAGAAGATGCTATTCAAAAACTTATTGCTGGGGTGAGTTTGGAAGAATTTATAGAAATTTCAAAATTAAAATTAAAAGATTTAGATAAGTCAAAATATTATACACCTCGTGTTTCTATTTTAAACAAATACAAATCATTGGTTAATAGTAAATTATTACGAATAGCAATTATTAAAAATGAAGATAAAATTAAAAAATTTTTATATAACCCGGATAATTGGAATGATAATGAAGAGGCATTTTTGAATTTTAAAGAAAAGCATTTAAAACCCATAATATTAAAATTAGAAAGAGAAAAACATCTCGAAGAAAGAAATAAATCACAAGAAAGAAATAAATCACAAGAAAGAAATAAATCACAAGAAAGTGAAAAATCACAGGATAATGAAACTAAAAATGATAAAAAGGTTAATTTACAAATAAAAGAAGTAAAAAGAAGTGAATTTAAAGCAAATGAATTTAAAAATGATAAGAATTGTGAAGAAATATTAGAATCTGTGAAAGACAAAGATATTGATGTTGATAGTCCAGAATATAATAAATATAAAACATGCATAGAAGAAATTAATAAAAAACGAATAAAAAATAATAACATACCAGAATTATATCCCCATCTGGATGATGAAGATTTTAATAAAAAAATTTTTTTAAAAAAAGAATTTAATGAAACCAAATATGATGTAGTTAAAAAGGAAGATATTGTAAATATAGAAGAAAAGGTAAATGAATTATGCAATCCAATGGAATTTCAATTATCACCACATCAAATGTTTATAAGAAATTATTTATCATTTAATACACCATATAACAGTATTTTATTATTCCATGGACTTGGAACAGGTAAAACTTGTTCTAGTATAACAGTTAGTGAAGAAATGCGACAATATTTAAAACAAATGAATATTGAGAAAAAAATAATTATAGTAGCTAGTCCAGTTGTTCAGGAAAATTATAAAATACAACTTTTTGATGAAAGGAAATTAAAAAAGGTTGGTGGTGTTTGGAATATTAAATCATGTACGGGAAATATTTTTATAAAAGAAATTAATCCGATTAATTCCAAAATTTCGAGAGAAAAATTAATATCACAAATAGGTAAAATAATAAAAAAATGGTATCTTTTTATGGGTTATAATCAATTTTCCAATTTTATAAATAACATGATAAATAAATATAGAATTAGCGACGATGATAATGCTGACCAAAAAAAAAGGAAAAAGAAATTAATACAAAATGAGTTTTCGAATAGAATGATAGTTATTGATGAAGTTCAAAACATTCGAAAAATAAAAAAAATGAAAAAATCTTCCAATAATTTTTTGGAACTTGTAAAATATAGCGATAATTTAAAATTAATTCTTTTAACAGCTACACCCATGTATAATAATCCAGAAGAAATTGTTTGGTTATTAAATTTAATGAATATAAATGACAACCGTGTCCCTATTAGTATTTCTGATGTATTTGATAAAAACGGAGAATTATTAGTAGGTAATAATGGTGAAGAAATAGGAAAAGAATTATTAATTAGGAAAATGCGCGGTTATATATCTTATGTTAGGGGTGAAAATCCTTTTACATTTCCAAATGCCATTTATCCTTATGATTATAGTGATGCTTTTTCTATAAAATCTTTAATGGAATCATCTCAATGGTCATACCCTTCTTTACAAATGAATGATTTGGAAATACAAAACCCTATAAAATTTTTAGATATTTTAATAATACCGGTCGGAGAAGAACAAGGTTATATGTATGATTATGTTATTGAAAAATTAAAAAATAAACATAAAAATTTAGAACAGGAGAAAGAAGGATTACAATATACTATAATTGATCCACCACTTCAAATTTTAAATATTGCTTATCCACATCCAGATTTTTCATATGGTGAAAAAAATGATATAAAATATAAAAATTTATATGGTAAAGATGGTTTAGAAAGAATAATGACATTTTCAAAATCAAAAAAGAAATTTGAATATAAATCAGATATTATAGGAAAATATGGTCGCATTTTCTCTCCAGCAGAAATAGGTAAATACAGTAGTAAAATTGCAAAAATAATTTCAACAATACAAAATTCAAAAGGAATTGTTTTAATTTATTCGCAATTTATCGATGGTGGCTGTGTGCCCCTTGCTTTAGCTCTTGAAGAAATAGGTATAACAAGATATGATAAAAGATTGTCTTTATTTAAAAAAAAACCGGTGGATGATGTCAATGCTATTAATTTAAAACCCAAAGTTGTAGGTGAAACAAAAGACACCATAAAATCAAATTTTTATCCTGCAAAATATACAATGATTACAGGTGACCCCTATTTATCACCTAGAAATAAAGAAGAATTAAAAGCATGTACCGATTCTAGAAATATTAATGGTGAAATTGTTAAAGTAATAATAATATCAAAAGCAGGAAGCGAAGGATTAGATTTTAAAAATATCAGACAAGTTCATATATTGGAACCATGGTTTAATTTTATGCGAACAGCCCAGACAATTGGAAGAGCTATTAGAAATTTAAGTCATTGTGATTTACCTTATATAGAAAGAAATGCTCAAATTTTCTTATATGGGACGGAGTTAAAAGATAATAGATATGAAGCAATCGATTTATATATGTATCGGTTGGCAGAAAAAAAAGGTGTTAAAATTGGTAAAGTTGCAAGATTATTGAAAGAAAATTCAATAGATTGTCTTTTAAATTATCAACAAACACAAATGTATCAAGATTTATTAAATAAAACAGTATTGCAAAATTTATCCACAAAAGAAGAAATAGAATATAAATTAGGAGATAGAGAATATAGCGTTATGTGTGATTTCATGGAATGCCAATATAATTGCAATGATAAAATAGGTGAAAATGATAAGATAAATACAACAACGTATAATAATAGATTTTTAATAGTAAATAGTGAAATAATAATTAAAAAAATAAAAGAATTATTTACACAAAAATATGTTTATACAAAAGAAGAATTAATTAAATTTATAGATTATTCAAAAAAATTCCCACCAGAACAAATTCACGCTGCTTTACAATATTTAATTGATAATAAAAATGAAAATTTGGTTGATATGATAGGACGTAGTGGATTTTTAAAAAATATTAACAATATTTATTTGTTTCACCCAATAGAATTAAACGAACATGCAAAATTAACAAATTATAAATTAAAAAATCCAATACAATACAAACCAGAAAAATTAGTTTTTCGTTTAAATAACACCATAACAAGAAAAAAAACGCAAATTAATAAATCAACAATAATAACAAGATTAAATAAATCATTTTTTGTTTTAAACCAAGAACCTGCAAATAGAAATTTAGAAAAGGAATATGATTGGGAATATGATGCATCTATAGCTATTTTTAGTTTAGTTAATTATAATAATATTGAAAAAGAACTGTTGCTTGAATTTTGTGTATATCACATCATTGACGTTTTATTGTATAGTGAAAAAATAGAAATATTAAAAATTATAAAAAGTACTATTTTAGAAACTAAACATGAAGAAACACTAAATAATACATTGTTTAGATATATAGAAAATTATTTTGAGAAATTTGCGTTTTTTTATAAAGAGACAAAATATTATATTTTAAGAAATGAAAAAAATAAAAAATATAAATTTTCAATTATTTCTATTAAAAATTCTGACATAGAAGATTTACAGGTAAATACTGCTTTATTTAGAATATTATCTGTGAAATTTAAAATTTCCATTGATGAAATTAATTCAAATTTTGGTTTTATTGGTAAATATAATACATCATATGTTTTTAAAACAAAAATCTTTAATTTAACGAATAATAAAAAAAATAATACTGGTGTTGTTTGCAGAGGAAATAAACCAAAATTAATTAAAAGTATTAACATTTTTCATAGTAAAAATGGCAATGCTAAATTTACAATGACTGGAAAAAAAATAACAGGGATATATGGTTTAAATGACGATATATTAAAAAAACATCCATTATATAAACCGACTGGTCCAGATTTAAAACCAGAAAACCCATTGTATAAAAAAGGTAATATTAATTTGAAACCATCCCAAATATGTATCGAAATAGAACTATTGTTACAATATTATAATCATATTAAATTAAAAGAAAAAAAATGGTTTTTCTCTTCTATATTTGAGATATTATATGGTATTAGAGAATTACCAATTCTTACAAATATTTCAAAAAAAATTATAAATTGAAATTTATATAAATAATATAAAAATATATTATATTATATATCCATGACCTCAAAGAAACAATCTATTTACTTTAAAAATATACTTCAAAAAGATGTAAAGATAAATATTGTTAATATAGGAACAAATTTAAATTCAATTCTTAAAGAATCATTGGCTTCAAGATATGAAGGCAAATGTTTAAAAGAAGGATATATTAAAAATAATAGTATTGTTATTATAAATTACTCGTCAGGTCTTCTTGAAACAGATTATGTTGTATTTTCAGTTTCTTTTGAATGTCTTATTTGTAGGCCGATTGAAGGTATGAAAATTAAATGTAAAGTAGATAATATTACAAAAGCAGGAATTAGAGCATCATATTTTAATAATATAGAATCACCCATAATGGTTTTTATAGCAAGAGACCATTATTATAATAATTCGACATTCACAAAAATAAAAGAAAATGATATTATTATAATTAAAGTAATTGGTATTCGCTACGAGCTAAATGATAACTTTATTTATATTATTGCTGAATTATTAAAATCTCAAAAAAAAAGAATGAACAAAACTAATAAATTAATGAAAAAGTAATGAAACCAGTAAATTTAATAATTTATTAATATTTTTTTTACTTAAAATTATTTGTATATATTTAAAGTAATATGAAAACATCAATAGAAGAATTAAAAAATTTAAGAAATATTATTGATAATATTAATCCTTTATATCACAAAGAAATATTTAATGTAATAAAAAAATTTAATATGCAATACAGTGAAAATAAAAATGGTATATTTATAAATATGAATAATTTATCAAAAGATTGTATAGTAAAAATTTATGAATATTTGGAATATATTGAAAAACAAGAAAAAACATTTTCAGATGTTGAAAAAATAAAAAAAGAATTTAAAAAAGATTTTTTTTCAAATATAAAAGATGCAAATATAAAAACGAAAGAGAATGAAAAAGTTGAAACTGATACTAATGTAAAATTAGTAAATTAAATTATTAAATTATTAAATATAAAAAGTATAAAAAAAGATGAATTATTATAATAAGTAAATGTCAGATAGTATTTTTGAAATAACAGATTATTGTTTAAATAAAAAAAATATTTCTTTTATTTTAAAAGAAAATATTTTTAAAAATTATCAAGAAATTAGTAATAAATATATGGATTACAATAATGCAACAAATAAAACAATAAATAATGCAGGAAATAAAACAATAAATAATGCAGGAAATAAAACAATAAATAATGCAGGAAATAAAACAAAAAATGATTTTTTTATAAAAGAACAGGATAAACTTTTTTGGATGTTATATATTTTTGAAAATGGTTATGATAATTACATAATGTTAGGAAAAAATACATATGTATTCGAAATGAAAGAAAAAACTAAATTAATCAAAAAAATAAAGGAAAATAAAAAGGATTTGAAACATTTTAAAATTAAAATATCTGATATAGAATCTGATTTATTATATAGTAAAAAAATAAATATTACAACATTATTTATACTTTTAACTTTAAAAAATATAAATTTTTTATATTACACGGAAAACTTAATTTATCAGTGGAAAAAAAATGGCAATGAAAAAATGTTTATTTTAAAGCATGATATTTTAGATAATATATATTTTAATGAAGATAAAGCTCTTACTGATGAATATTTTGAATCATTAAAACAATCAAGATTATTAGTTGATAGTTTAAAAAAACCCGTTAGAGGATTATCTTATTACAAAGTTGGTGATTTAAAAGAAATGTGTAAAATATTAAAAATAAATATTATGAAAAATGCAAAAAAAACTTTTTCAAAAAAAGAATTATATGAAAAAATCATCCAAAAGATTTCTTAAAATTATCTTTATATTTAAATTGATTCAATATAATTTAAAATAATATCATTTTAAATTATATAGAATGAGTAATGTCTCAAATAAAAATACATTATCAGATTATTTAGATGTATATTTAGCAAACAAAAATGAAAAAGATGAATTAGAGGTTAGATTTGCAACGAAGCATTATAACCCACTAACAAAAATAAAGTTTGATAAAACAATTGAAAAATTAAGAAGTTCTGGGTTTGAAATTGTTTCTAGTAATAAATATCATTTAAACATTCAAACTGAATTTTTCGATGTGCCTTCAGGTAGAAAAAAAATTTCTAATATCAGAACTACTATAAAAGGATTATATAATATACAAAAATATTGTAAAATCAATTCTTTTAATATGGATATTATTCCTGAATATATTACATTTATGCAAAAATTTTTCAAATCTAAATATATCAGAGGAACCGAAAAATTTTACCCAATTGATTATGATAATTTTGAATTTCGTTTAAATTATAAAGAAGAAAGAGTATTGACAAAAAAACAACAAATATTAACAAATATTCTCAATGGATGGAATGATTCTAAAAAAACTTTCAGATTAATTAAAAGAACAACATTAAAACATGCAAGTTATCCTTTCCAAATAGATTGTAGTATAATAAAAACATCAAGAAATAAAAGAGAAACCTCAATATTAATTCCAACATATACGGTTGAAGAATCTAATTTGTTTAATAATATTGAACATTATGAATTAGAATTGGAATTAATTAATAAAGAAGCCTATAAATTTTCATCCATTGATTTAGAAGATTTATTAAAAAAAGGCATTCAACAAGTTATTAGCGGTATTCAATATTCAAATTTTCCAGTTTCATATTCTGAATTAAATAACATCCTTAAAAATTATTTAAAATTAACACAATCAAAAGAAAAGTATAACGAATTAAAAGAAGATAATTATAAAAATTTAAAAAGAAGAAAATCCAGAAGATATTTCATAGGTCCATCCTCAATTAGTTTAGAAATGAATAATATAGTTTCTTTAGACAGCAATAATGCGACGAAAGAAAATATTAATTTTCCATATACGGTAACTGAAAAGGCGGATGGTATTAGGAAATTACTTTATGTTGCACCCAACCAAAGAATGTATTTGATTGATATTAATTTAGAAATAGAATTTACTGGTCTTATTTGTAATAATAAAGAATATATTAACACCCTTATCGATGGCGAACATGTTATGTATGATAAAAATGGGAAATTTATAAATAAATATCTTTGTTTTGATATTTATTGGACTGGTGATGAAGATGTTAGAGTTTTCCCATTTATCCAAATGGCAAATATGAAATATGATGCAAAGATTCCCAATAATATTTTTAGATATACTGAAATGATGAAATCGCTATCAAAAATGGATTATAAATCAGTTACAAATAAATCTTTTGTATTGAACATTGAAGCTAAAGAATTTTATACTAATTTGAATAGTTCTATATTTCAACAATGTAAAATAATCATAGATAAATCAAACGATGGTATGTTTGATTATGAAACCGACGGTTTGATTTTTACACCAATTGATAAAAGCGTTGGTTCTACCAAAAACGGAATTCTTGAAAATAATAAAACATGGAAATTAAGTTTTAAATGGAAACCACCAGAATATAATACTATTGATTTTCTAGTGACAACTAAAAAAAACCCAGATGGAAGAGAATTTATTGGTAATATTTTCAATGAAGGTGCTTCAACAAAAACATCTGAACAAATTTCATCTTTTAAAACCATGGAATTACGGGTTGGGTTTGACGAAGAAAAACATGGATTTTTAAACCCATTAAATGACATTATCGATGATAATATATTTGAAAAGAAAAGAAAAAAAAATAATTATAAACCCGTTCCTTTTTATCCAACAGAACCCACACCGGATTATCCAATTCATTTGTGCAATATTATGTTAAAAAGAAAAAATCAACAAATGAAAATGCTAACTGAAGAAGGCTCACAAGAGATTAAAGATAAAATGATTGTTGAATTTAGGTTTGATAAAGAATCTGAAGAACATTGGCAATGGAAGCCTATTCGCGTAAGATATGATAAAACTGCAGATTTTAGAAGAAATGGTCGAAATTTTGGAAATGCTTATCATGTTGCACAAAGTGTTTGGCGTTCAATTAATTTTCCTATTACTGAAGAAATTATAACTACTGGAAATAATATCGAAACTGCAAATTATGATTCGAATGTTTATTATAATAGAAAATCAAAAGAAACATATACAAAAGGATTAAGAGATTTTCATAATCGTTTTGTGAAAAGAAAATTAATAACTAGTATTGCAAACAGAGGTTCAACATTAATCGATATGAGCGTTGGTAAAGCTGGTGATATACAAAAATGGATTGATGCAAAATTAAGTTTTGTTTTTGGTCTAGATTACGCAAAAGATAATATTGAAAATAAAATGGATGGTGCTTGTGCGCGATATATTCAAATTAAAAGAAAAAAACGAAATATGTTTGACGCGTTATTTATCCATGGTAATTCAAGTATGAATATAAGAAATACTAGTGCTGCGTTTGACCCTAAAAGCAAAATGATTATAAATGCTGTTATGGGTGTTGGTACAAAAGATGAATCTAAATTAGGGAAAGGTGTTTATAGACAGTTCGGTAAAGTAAAGGAAGGTTTTGATATTGTTTCAAACCAATTTTCACTCCATTATTTCTTTAAAGATAATTTATCAATTAATGAATTTGTTAGAAATTGTTCAGAAAATTGTAAAATTGGTGGTTATTCTATTGGAACTTGTTATGATGGCCAACGCATTTTCAGTAGATTAAAAACGAAAGCGAAAGGAGAATCAATATTTCATTTAAATGGTAATAAAAAAATATGGTCTATTACAAAAATGTACGATGAAGAAGAATTTAAGCCCGATGAAAGTAGTCTTGGTTATAAAATAGATGTTTATCAAGAATCTATTAATAAAAGTTTTGTTGAATATTTGGTAAATTTTGATTATTTTACAACATTAATGATTAATTATGGTTTTGTTTTATTAAGTAAAGAGGAAGCGAATAAATTAGGATTACCATCATCTGTTGGTAGTTTTTCAGAATTACACGGTTTAATGAATCAAGAAATTAAAAATAGTAGATTAAAAAAAAATGCTATTGGTACTGCTCTTGATATGACTGATTCAGAAAAAGATATTAGTTTTCTGAATAATTATTTTGTATTTAAGAAAATAAGAGATGTTAATGTTCCAAATGTGTTTAACGTTGAAGTTTCAAAAACAATGAATGTTGAAAATATCAATCTTGAAATGAAAAGTAGAGAAATGATTAAAAAAATTATGGCAGACCGCATTCAAAAAGTATTTATAAAAAAATTCAGAAAGAAATATACACTTCCCATTAAAAATTAAATTTATAAAAATATAATATTTTTTAATTCAACATTTAAAGCATAATAACGAGGTGTTGAATGTATATGTCTAGTATAACTAGTTGAATATGTATGTCTCGTATAACAATGCGAATGTGTATGTCCCTCAAAACGCGTTTTATCTATATTAAATATTACTGTTAGAGGTACGCCTTCTTTTAAAAGGTCATTGATTACAAAACTGCTTAATTGTTGGCAAGGAGCATAAAATTGTTGGCCATTTTTTGTTTGTATAGTAGCGGCTCTTCTACCAAATGTAATAATAGTTCCTTCCATTTATATTTATACTTTTTTTTAAAATTTTAAAAAAAAGTATAAATATAAAATAGTTTAAAAATTATTTTAGTATATTATTATTACCCTTTTAATGACTTATTTTAGAATACCTATAAATACAAATAGAAAAATAACAGAAAATAATTTAAAATTAAAATTAAATCTAAAAAATATATCAAATCAAATATGCAGTTTTAGTTTATCTAAATATTTAATAGACACAAAAAAAAAAATTGATACGGTTTCATATTTATGGGATACAATGAAGATTTATACTAATCCATATGAATTTATACATACAAATGTTCCTAATCATCAAAATTCGGTTAGCAAATATAAACCAATTTCACGGGCTTTTTTTAAACTACTCGAAATTTATAATTTATTTAATATTTTAGATTATGAAAGACCCATTAATACATTTCATTTAGCTGAAGGTCCTGGTGGTTTCATAGAAGCAACTCTTTTTTTAAGGAACGAACCAAAAGACAATTATTATGGTATGACGTTAATTGATAAGAATACCAGTGTTCCGGGCTGGAAAAAAAGTAAAAATTTTTTAGAAAAATTTACAAATATTACTTTAGAAGAAGGTGCAGATAAGACTGGTAATTTATTTAATGAAGAAAACTTTAAATTTTGTAGTCAAAAATATAGTAATTCTATTGATATTATTACTGGTGATGGTGGAATTGATTTTTCTGATGATTATAATGATCAGGAAAATCTAGCTTCGCGTTTAATTATAACTCAAATATTTTATGCACTATCAATGCAAAAAATAGGTGGTACATTTGTTTTAAAAATGTTTGATATTTTTAATAAATGTTCCGTTGATGCTATTTATTTATTGTCACTTTATTATGAAAAAGTATATATTGTAAAACCTTATACAAGTAGATATGCTAATTCTGAAAAATATATCGTTTGTTTGAATTATATAAAACCATTAACAACGAATTTAAAAATAAAATTTTGGAGTATATTAAAAATTTTGAAAAGCATTGATTTTAAAAAATATAACATATCTTCTATTTTAAACATTAAACAAAATTTATATTTTATGAACAATATTAAGGAAGTTAATATAATTTTAGGTCAAAGGCAAATAGAAAATATTCTTTTTACAATAAAAATGATAAAAAATAAAGATAAATATAATGAAAAAATATCAAAATTCAAAAGCAATAATATTCAACGTTGTATAAAATGGTGCCTAAACAACAATATTCAATCCAATAAATTTAAAGAAATCGTTTCACCAAAAAATATTTTTTTAAATAAATAATAGTTATATATATAAAATGGCAAAAAAGAAACCAATAAAAAGGTCAAAAAAGAAACCAATAAAAAGGGCAAAAAAGAAACCAATAAAAAGGGCAAAAAAGAAACCAATAAAAAGGTCAAAAAAGAAACCAACAAAAAGGACAAAAAGGTCAAAAAGGTCAAAAAAGAAAGGAAAAACGCAGAAAAGCCAAACGCAAAAAATTATGAGTAAGCCAACAAAATCTATTTTAAGATTAATTAAAAAACTTAAAAAAATAAATTAAAACTTTTCATGTTTCAAATTTATTAATGTATTTTCTCTCACTGATATTGCCAATAATCCTTTTATACGTCTATCTATTTCAGGAAATGGTATATTCACTTCAATTCGTCTATCCTCATTAATATATTCTTTAAACAATTTATACAATTTTTTAATTGGTTCATATTTTAAATTTAAATCAAATTTACTTAATTGATTTAAAATTTCTTTAACTTCTTCCTGTCTTTCTTCCTTTGTTCTATATACAATTTTCTTTTTTTCTTTTTTATCTTTTTTCTGTTTTTTATCTTTTGTTTTTTCCATTATAATCTAATTACCGATAATTTTTTAAACATTTTTGTTTCAAGAAAGATAAATACGGTGAGATAATATCCTTTATAAAACGATAATCTTGACTTACTATTACATCTTCCAAACTATTCAAATACTTTTTATTTTCACTATTTTTAATTTCGATGATTTTCTCTTTGAATTTTTCATTGAATTCGGCGAATATACCATTTACAAATTTCATTATATTACCGTTCTTTAATAATTTACTACTTGATTGTATAGTTAAACAATCATCTAGTTTTCTTTCACTATTATAATACTCACCATAATAGTGAAATATAATAAATGGATACATATAACAGAAGCCTCGCCAATCACTAGATTGAAGATTTGCACCCAAATATGTGTCTTTTTTATTTCCAATATATTTTATAGTTTGGAGAGAATTATTAATCAAATGTTTATTAAGAAATGTTACTAGTTTTCGCATCAAAGCAACATCGATGCCTTCTTTATATAATACCTTTTTAATTCTTTTGCGAGACATAATCGTCTCAATCTCATGGCTTGTTGCATTTCCATGAGAATTAATAATAATCCCTTTATAACAATCTTTATCAGGTTGAAATATAATTGAAATACTATGTATATAAAAGTTAGAATCTTCATCTTTATTGTAACCATAACCACCAACAGCAACATTCAAAAATATTGCTTTACGATTAGCAACATCTTCAACAATTTTTTCAAATAATTCAAAAGAAAACAATTCATTATTTACATAATAATTTGCAAAACATAAGTCAAAATTGAGGTCATGAACAAAAATATCATGCAAATGTATATCCGTTATTATATAAGAAATATTTTCAAATTCATCAAACTCTTTACTTGAATTATAAAGTAATTCATGATATTTTGCTGTTGGAAAACAATATGCTAATTCTAAACTAGCTACTTGTGAATTTATTGTTGAAAAAGTTTTTTTTGGTTTTTTATTTATAAAATGAGATAATGAAAACATTTTTAGAGAGAATTATATAAAAAAATATAAGTATTATAAAATTTCAATTTAATTGTTTTAAATATTGTTGTAGTTGTCGTTTTTTATTATATTCTTCTCTTCGCGTATAAACATCATAAAAATGCTGTAAGGTTTCGAATTCATCACCACTTTCGCTAATAATCTTATCTTTATATTGATAACCTACAATTTTATCTTTTGTAAAGCAAAGAATAATTTTATTTAAATAACTCATTTTTTATATTAAATAAATATTATAAAAAATACTTTTCAATTTTTAAACCTATGAAGATTTACATCATTTTTGAACATTTTTTTCCTGAAAAAATGAAATTAAAAAGAGTGAATTTATTTCCATAACTTCTCATTTGATATCTATAATAATCATTAAAACCATAAATAAAAATAATACAAGCTAATACTATAAATATTTTTGTAATATTCATAAATAAAACGTTTTCTTTATGAGTTATCATATCACGATTTTTCCAATATAATCTTTGAGTATTTAATAAATAAACCAAAAATAATAATATAAAAAAACATGAATTACTTACAAGTTGCATTTTTGACGAAAGTAAGAAAAAAGAATATAAAATAAATCCATATATTAGAGAATCAAAAGCATTTCCATTTGACCAATCAGAATCTTTTTTATTTTGTGTATCCATATCGAATGACCATCCCCCTTCCAACATTATAAATAAGAAAAAAATTAACCAACCAATTAAATGTTTTCCCAAATTACTATTTTCTAAATATTTTTGTGTTTGACAAGATAATATTTGAGATACAACACCACTTGATATGACAATGAAAGAGATAAATAAAAACCCTATTTTAGAGGAACTTTTTTCAATAAAGTTTTCTATGTTCATATATATTATAAGTGATATAATTTTTCTCTCTAAATATTAAGTATGAAACCTAAACATAAAACTCGAAAAAAAAATATAAAAAATAAAATTAAAAAAAATAAAACCATAAAAAGAATAAAATGCTTTGATTATAAACCAAAAAATTTTATATTTGGATACGGTAGTTTAATTTCTAAAGAATCAAGAATTTATACAGGAAAAGGTTATATAGGCGACCCTATACCAGTTGAAATTTCAAAGAAAGCCGGATATAGACGAATATGGATTTGTAAAAAAAGTAAATTTAGCAATAAAAGTTATTTAGCCTTAAGAAAATCAAAAAAAGCAACAAATATTCGTGGTATTATTTACCCTATATTTAAATGTATTGAGAATTTTGATAAAAGAGAACATGGATATAAACGCGTAAAAATCAAAATAAATACAAAAGAAAAAAGAAAATTAGTGAAAAGTATAACTTGGAAAAACGTTCCCAACTATGATTTTAATATTTATATGTATATTGATAATAAATCTAAACCACCCAATAAAAAATGTCCTATTTCGCAACGTTATTTAGATGTTGTTCTTTCTGGCAACCTTGGATATGGTATAAAATTTGCAAAACATTTTTTAAAAAATACATTTAATTGGAAAGACGATAATGGAGCTGTTTTTTTAGTAAATGATAGAAAAAAGAAAAATCCAAGAAAATATGATTTGCAATATATAAATTATAAAAGGATAGATAAAATAATGAAAGAAACAATTCCACATTATTTTAAAAAAAGAGTATAAAATATCAATAATACATTTAATATCCACTATAACTGCTACCACTACTGCTACCACTACTGCTACCACTACTGCTACTGCTACTGCTACTGCTACTGCTACTGCTACCACTACTGCTACCACTACTACCACTACTACCACTACTGCTACCACTACTACCACTACTGCTACCACTACTGCTACCACTACTGCTACCACTACTGCTACCACTACTGCTTTGGTTGCTACTTTGGTTACTACTTTGGTTGCTACTTTGGTTACTACTTTGGTTACTACTTTGGTTACTACTTTGGTTACTACTTTGGTTGCTACTTTGGTTGCTGCTTTGGTTACTACTTTGGTTACTACTTTGGTTGCTACTTTGGTTGCTACTTTGGGAAGTCATTATTGGAATATTTTTTTTAGCAAAATCAAAAGCAGTTCTATTTTTAGCACCTCGACTAGTAAGATTATTACATCTTAATCTTCCTAATCCCCAAATACCACTTCTTTGCGATGTTCTTCTTTCAGAACAATCCGGATTATTATCAACGTTTTTATTATTTCTATATGGTGGTCTAGCATAATGCCCTACACCTTGTCTAGATATTAATGTACCATTCACTGCATTACCATAAGAAGATTGTAAATTTGTATTATATTTTAATCTAGCGATACGACTTTTGCCTGAAACAGCGGCATTTGTATTAAATTTTCTATTACGATATTTCACGACATTTTCACGACATTTAACTGTAAATGATGTTTCTTCTAAATTATTAGGTATGGTAGGTGTAACTATATAATTATTAGAAATGTCAGTTGTATTTCTTATAGCGCTTCTTGAATTTTGCGCATATGTCATATTTCTTTTTTCATTTAATAATTTTTTACTAAAAATAAAATCGTTTGTTCGAATACCGTCTTTATTTAAAATATTTCTGATATAAGGATTATAACACGTATCTTTATTGAAATTTAATGCTACATTATCAACCATAATTTTTTCATTTGTTTTGCAAGGATTATTACCGGGACAAGTTGTTGTTTTTCTCCAATGGTTGTATGGATTTCTATATGGTGTTTCACAATCATTTGTTCTACCTTTATGTGTATATTTTTGAGAATTTAATCGAACTTGTTCAACTTTTCTTTTAGAAAAATTATTATTAAATAAGTTTAAGGTGAATGTAGTCATATAAATTAATTCATTATTATTTTTTATATAAAAAAATTAACAGTTGGGTTTTTGCGATGTATTCCCTCGTACACGACCTCGAGCATTATTTTGCGGACAATTAATTTCGTTATGATTTTTATTAAATATAAATCCGTCATTTCTTGGTTTTCCTGCATAATATAAACCAAAACACTTAAATTCATTACCTGTGCCACATGTTTTTGAAGATTTCTCTGCTCTAATTGTTTCTAATTTCAATCTATCTAATCTAGAACTACTTGCGACAGCTCCTTGTACGCCATATTGTTTGTTATTTGGTTTCCAAATAACTTTTGGTATGTTCGGATTGCAGGTACCATCTTTATTACAGTTACCACCATAACCATAAGTGTTACTTGCACCTGTTGTTTTCCATTTACTACTGGTTGGTAGATTTTTACTATATCTTTTGATTCTTAAAAAGTCGTTATAAGAGTAACTATATTTTTTTTCATTTTTATTAGGTTGAGAATTAGAACGGTATAAATGTTGCAAACTTCTATTAGGTTTAATACATTTATCATTGCAATTTTTAGTAACATCTGCTTTTAAAAACCCAATAGCTTGATTTGCTAAAACATCGTTTTTTCTATTTAAAACACGAGAACTTCTTCTTTGTAAGGTATTTGTTCCGTCTTCACAAATGTATAATTCAGCGTGTCTTTTATCATTTTTTCTTATGCCTATATAGTTACATTCTTTACAATCTGATAATTTGAATTTTCTTGACCAATACATATATATTATTTAAAAAGAAAAAATAAACTGATATTATATTAATGGAAATACCAATATATTTATGTTTAATATTTTTATTTTTATGGATGATATATAATCATTTTTTTCAAATAGAAGGGATGGAATGCGATTTAGGAACTAATTTTAGAAGAAAATCACCTGACCAAGTTAAAGTGTTATCTGGAAACGAAAAATCAATATATGATTGCCAAATAAAAAAATATCAAGCAAAAGTTAAAGACCCAACATATTTAAAATTAGCTTTAAGACAAACGAAAAAATTATTACCAATAATAAAAAAACCAATTGCAAGTATAGAAAAAAAATTCAACGAGTTAAAAGATACCCACGTTAAATGGAAAAAAACTAAAACTATACGAGATGAGGCTATTGATAAATTAGATAAATTTGTAAATGGTGAGGAACAATCTGGTAACAATGACCATTGTAAAACAAAACCTGAAAGTTGTGAAGCAGTTGATTCTTGTAAGACAGATAAAAAATTATGTAAAGGACAAGATGGGGTTATAAAAAACGGTGGTGAAGATGGGAAACCAATGCTAACAAGTTTTGAAAATGATTAATAACATTCAATAATATTTAATAAATATTAATAATATTAATAATATTTATATGAAAATAAAAAAATATGAAAAATATATATTAAGTATTTTAATAATATGTTTATTTTTTTTGTTGATTCAAAATTTTTTTAAGATTATAGAAGGGTTGTCTTCTGCAGAAAAAGATATGATTTATGACCAACAAGCCGATGTAAATACAATTAAAACAAAACAACAAAATTTATTGGCTGAAATGGAAACCATTAATACGGAAATGAAAACATCAAATGATTTGATGGACAGAGAAAAGAGAAAAATAGAAGAAACTTTAAAAAAAGCGGAGAAGAAAGCCGAAGAAACGGGTGCTAAAGTTTAAAAACTAGTTTTTGGTCTATTTTTTATCCAATTGGCTATTCTCTTATTTTCTATAACTTTTTTTACAATAGAATTTAATATTTTGCATTCTTTATAAGAATTTAAAACACCTTCTTTATTATCAAAGTAATCACATAAAAAAGAATATATTGAAATATCAGATAAAGTTAAATCATCATTTACATTATATTTATTTTCATTTAGTAAAATTTCAAATTCTAATAATTTAGAGGGTAATGTTTCAGAAAACCAAACATCTACTTCGTTATTTTTTTTTGATTTCTGATATAACGTTTTAAAATCACGTAAATATTCACAATAACTATCAATTAAAGCTTTATCTTCATCGTTTTCACCACTCATACAAAATTTTTCGGAAATGTAACGTTCAATGCTTTTAGATTGACTAATAGTTTTACCATTAACCATTAAAAAAGGAACCTTACCCATTGACTTTTTTAAAAAACCATTTTTTTTATCATTATCAAAATCATCTCTTTTAAATTTATAGGTTTTCATATCAATTATTTCCAGGGGATATCTAAAATCTTCATAATCACACCCAGCTGCAGCTAATAATAATCTCGATGTTTCGGCCATACCACGTCCATTAAAATATACTAATTTCATTATAGTTATTTTTAATTAAATTTATTTAATATCTTTTTTATACATCTTAAAATCCTGCTAATTTTTTTCCCAAATCAGATAATAAAGGTGCGTTTATTTTAGTAATTTCTGGAATTTCATTACCCCACGTTCTTGGGTTTTTAGGAAACAAATTTCCAGTACAAGGCCAATGATTTGTCATTCTCATTTCATTGAATGCCTTTTGTTTCTTTAAAATAAATTTTTCCGTTGCAAAAAGTCTTGGTTTGTAGCAAGTATAAACAATAGAACGAAACTTCGGGTTTTCTCTACCGTCATTATTTAATGATTTCCTTGCTTCAACACCACAGTGAATAGTTCTACTATCCCAGCATACTAGACTACCTTTAGGACACATAATATTTTTTCTTACACATCCTTTACTTTTATAAAATTCTTCTTCAACTTCATCCAACTTGTACCAATCACCTTTTTCTTCAATATTATATTTATCTTGAAATTCTTTATGATATTTATTACTTCCTTCTAAAATAGTTAAGGTTGCATCGTTTTCTTCAACATCTAACCCAGTAACCCAACTTTGCATACATTCAAATTTATTTCTTTTAAAATTTTGGTCGGAATGTAACCATGTTTTTCTGAACCAACCGCGATTGCTATTTTCAGGTGGAATGTTGAAACTTAATCCATCAAATGAAACCATAAGTTCTTCGTTTTTGCATTTCCATAGATGTGCGAAAATATCAATAATCTTTGGATTTTGACGCACATTCCAACAAACTTGAGATTGTCCAATATTCCAATGTTGAAATAACATAGAATGCATTGGCATTAATTTGTAAATTTCTTTCCAGGTATCTTGCTTATATCTTCGAATAGGGTTTTCCCAACTTTGGGTTATATGTTCGAAAAAATCCCAGGTTCCAGAAACAATATTGTCACACTCTACGTCGTTTAAAACAGAAGGAATTATAGCTACCCCATATTCACCTAGTGTTTTTGTTAGATTTTCTTTGGTTGTTTTATATTTTTCATACTCATATGGTACTCTTTTATCCATTTTCTTACATTCCAATCATATGAAAAAAAATACATCAATTTAAAAAAATACATATTAGGATTAATAAAAATATTATATTCCAAAAAAATATTGAACCTCTATTGAGGGATTCAAATCATGAAATAATATTATATATATATATATGAGTGGTTTTACAGATACACAGGGAACGGGGAGACACTATAAAATAGAAGAGTCTGCCGTTGATATGTTGCACACAGCAGTAGAATCGGGTAATAAAGACAGGGTAGAACAAATTTTGGAAAAGCAAACATTGAAATTTCTCAATATAACTAAAAATACAAACGACTACACATGCAAAAAAAATGAATCGGATTGCCAAGAACCCTTCGAAACATTCGAAGAATTAAAGGACCATTTGGAAACTACTGATTGTGGCGGCGATACGCTTGCTTCTGACACTCACAATGATAAAACTGCATTAGATATAGCAAGAAAAATTCGAATTGATAAATACGGAAAAAAATGGGACACAATTATTCAAATGTTAATAGATTCACTACCAAAACCAGAAAAAGAACATGAAGAAGATTACGAATGGAAAGCAAAAAAAGGTAACCTGAATTATTGGTCGCAGAAAAATCTCCAATATGAAAATAAAGAAATAAAGAAATGTATGGATTTTACACCACCATGGGAATTATACAGTTATGCTCAATTGGATATGGGAGATTGGTGCAAAGGATGTGGGAAAACCGAATACCAATTGAACATAAGTTCTATGGAAGGAAAAATGGGTACATCAAGAAAATGTAAAAAGTGTAAGACATTTTTTTGTGGTGAGTGTAAAAAGAAATTTATGAAGAAGAATTTTTCGATCCAATACAATGTTTGTAAAGAATGCAAAGACGTGAAACCCTTTGAACAAAACCCAAAAAAGAAAGAGTTGTCAAAACATTGCAGAAACAAAATTGATTCAATCATGGAACAAAAAGACGAAAATAAAGAAAACGCTAAAAAAAACAAACGTAGAAAACCAATTTTAAATATGGACGATGATTGTAAAACGGAATTAGCGACTGTTATAGAACAAAAAAACTATAATAGTCGGCGTTTTAATCAAATGAACAATAAAAATTTTTGTGATAAAAAAATAATAAATGCGAAAGATACCGGTGAAACACAATGCAAATTTTATCTATTAGGTGATGTGGATAGAAAAGGATTGTCGGGAAAACAGAATTATAAATTCAGATGCTTACCAAAAGGAATAACAGACAATGAAATGAAACAAAAAGAAAGAATAAATTCTAATTACATCCATGATGAAGAAAATAAATATAGAGAAGAAAATGAAAAATACAAAGAATTGAAAAGAAATATAAAGATAATGAGGAAATTAAAAGAATTGAACGTTGAAATCGAAACAGAGGACACAAGCCAAGAAATATTAGACAAATATTACCACATTCCACAAACTGCGAAGGAAACATATAAATCAATACCAATACCACACGAACATATGACAGCAGAGAATCTAAATAATCACAACCCGATAATATACAAAGCCTACCTAGGAGAACAGAAACGGAAGCAATTGGTACATCTACTAGACGTCATAAATAACGACATCGAATACGATTATAAATACAATTTAGATAAAATAGAAAAAGATATGATAGACACCGTTTATCCATTGGTTAAAAAATATAAGGAAGCACGAATCTTTACTGATACACAAATGCGACGTTTAATAAGCTATTACATACATACACAACAAGAAGCTGAACATATTGCAACTCTATCCAAAGATCAATACGAAGAAGAAAAACTTGAACAAATCCGTAAAAATATTGACGTAACACGTGCTAATGAGCTTGAACAAATCCGTAAAAATATTGACGTAACACGTGCTAATGAGCTTGAACAAATCCGTAAAAATATTGACGTAACACGTGCTAATGAGCTTGAACAAATCCGTAAAAATATTGAAGGTAAAAATATTGAAGCAACAAGTGCTAATAATGTCATTAAAAAAAAAAAACTATTAGAAAAAGCCACTTACGAAGATGCTAAAAAAGTTCGAGAAAAACTATTAGAAAAAGCCACTTACGAAGATGCTAAAAAAGTTCGAGAAAAAATATTAAACGTAAAAGAGAAAACTGAAGAAGTTGAAAAAGCTAAAAAAATGGAAGAAGAAAAACAAAAAGAAAGAAAAAAAGAAAGAATTAAACAATCAAATTTAAGAGAAAGAATCATCAAACGAAGGGAAAACAACGATGTTAAAGAAGAGACAACAGACGATTATATTAATATATTTGGTGAAGCTGCTCAAAAAGCCAGAAAAGCAGCAACACTCATCCAGCGTCGGCAACGTGGCATTCGTGGACGCAAAGTGGCACAACGCAAACGTGAAGATTATAGTAATCAAGGTGGAGCATGGCCCACAGATTTTTTAAAAGGGAAAAAAAAATATAAAAAATCAAAAAAAACACGCAAGAAAAAATCAAAAAAAACACGCAATAAAAAATCAAAAAAAACACGCAAGAAAAAATCAAAAAAAACACGCAATAAAAAATCAAAAAAAACACGCAATAAAAAATCAAAAAAAACACGCAATAAAAAATCAAAAAAAACACGCAAAAAAAAATACATAAATTAATGATATTATATTTATGAATCAAGTATAATTAATAGACATATGGTATTATATGCATGATACATTCGAGTGGTATGTTTTTTTTTTCAGAAAGGGTTGTAAAAAACCTTGATTTTATTTTATTCCAAAATTTTATAGGGTTAATTATATTTAAATGCACCTTATCCAATAATCTTTGACGTTTGTGTGAAAATATGGGTCTAAAAATTGTTTCATTCGTTATCATTTCATAACCCATACAAAGCTCTTTGTTGTTTATCCAAAAACATTTACCGGATAAAACATCTCCATGGTTTTTTGACATATTTTCGCGAAAATTCCACCAGGGTAACTGTTTTCTTACCATAATAAAAGTATTTACAGCCCAATTATGCTGCAAATATAATTTTCTATATTTTATAACATCCATTATATAATATATGCTTTTTTATCTCTAAAAAAAAGCATATATAAATATCAATTTAATTTATCTTGAAAAAACAAAATGCTTATCATTTGAACTATAATACAATGTTTTTCTTACTTCTTTAGTATTTGAATACTTAATTGTATGAATCATATACATATGTTCTATATTTACTTTGAATAACTCACAAATAAGTAATAAAAAAGAATCACAACTAGATGTTAAATGACCACCCGGGATACAATTTATGTCATATTCATCTATGGCTAATAAATGTTCTTTAATTTCTTTTTTGGATAGTTTTTGATTTTCCCATAAAACATTTATCATTGGTATTTTTCTTCTTTTTAACATTGTAATTAACTCAATATGGGAGCTTTTTTTTTCGTTTATTAAATCAAAGTCATTTTTGTTCAATGATTTCATAACACCGTCCCAAAAACACGTCATATATATATTTTATTTATTATTTTTATACTAAAAATTATTCAATATCTTCCATAGATTGAATATCTAATAATGGGTTATCTTCGAAAGAATAAATAACTTCTTCGTCAATATTATTCATTCCATCTAGTAATTTATTGGTGTGTAAAATATATATATTATAAGAAAATGTATTTATAAAACATATAAAAGGCAATACACACGCAAGTAAATTAACATCATCAATAATTAACGCAATATAATAATAAAATAAAAATTGTGTTTGTTGTATTTTTAAAATAAGACTTTTTTTATAAACCATTGTTTTATATTCGTAATTTTGAATTTTATTTCTTTTTTTTAGTATTTTACATATTAATACAGAGTATGTTAAAAAGTTAACAAAAGAAAAAATAAATATAAGATAAAAAATAAAATAGCTATATTTTCCATTATAATTAATATTTTTTTTCATAATATTAAAATTTTTTAATATTTTACAATCTTCTATTAATAATAAATTTAAAATTTTTACGGTTAAAAAATCAGAATTATAATCAATCGTACCATATATAATACTAAAAAAAAGAACATAAAAATGTCTAAAAAAAGTCATTATAAAAGATACATCTTCTTTATAATATAAGAAATCGGTTTGATTTTTAATAATAAAATTAAAGTTACATATTTCACATTTATCTCTTTTTTCTGGATTATTTTCATTAACTTGCCGCCATTCTTTAAGACAATCGATATGTATAAATTTTTGTGTTCCTTTACATAAACATGGTGAAATTAAACGATTGTCATAATAATTATTTTCTTCAAAGCAAATTCTACAAAAATTTTCATATTCTTCTTCGTCTTCTTGGTCTTCTTGTTCTGCTTGTTTTTCTTCTTGTTTTTCTTCTTTAACATAATTAGATATTTCAGAAATGATTTCTTGCATATTTAATTTAAAAATATTATTGGAATTTTGTGGTATAACTAAAGTTTTTTTATTCATATAATTATTAATTTTTAAATTTCTCGACATTACGATAATATAAATTATAATTATTTTTTTATTATTATTTTATATTATTACTAATATATAATAATGAGTGAAGAAAAAACTACATCATCAGAGTATCTTGGTCCAAATTATCCATATCATGCTATGATTTCAATACCCGAGGATATGGGAATGTCACCTAAAGGTGATTTAGAAACTTTGGGTAAAAATGTTACTGGTTTAATAAATTATGGTAGTTTATTAATGACAGGCGATACAATAGCTAATAAAAAAATTGCACATGAACAAGAAAGTCTTGGGGGGCAGCAACCTATTGGAGATAGAATTTTTGTAAAAACTCATGGAAAATGTCTGCCAAAAAATAAAGCTGGACAATATATTAAAACAGATGATGCTGAAAAACCAATAGGGTGGCCGGACGATTTTAAACTATTAAAAGAGCAAGAAAAAGAGCCAAAAGATTTACCTAATAGATATGTTTTTATAGACCATATACCAACTGGAAATATACCTGGATTAAAAAATCTTTCATCAATGAAAGGTTTCGTTCCCGGTTTAATGGACAATATTTTTAAGTTAAACCCGATTAAAATAATAGACGCTATGAAACAACCAGCAAAACCTGACTGTTTATATGTCGATTTTCAAACAATAACATATGATAAAACAAAGAATATCAGTAATCAACATGTCGTTGCTAATGAGGGTCACTGGGTAAGTATAGAAGATTTAAAAGAATTAAATCCATGTTCTTTCAAAAGAGTTAATTGTAAAGGATGTTCGAAGGGATTTCCTAAAATTGATGGTAAGCCAGTTAGTCAAACGTTAATTGGTGGTAATTTTCAACATCCTATGGGAAACCCAGATGGTCCAATGAAAAATGGTGTAAGTTGTGCCTGGATGCCAAGTCCAGAACCATTTACAAATTTATTTAAAATGAAAAATAAAGCTGTTAGAAATCCAATAATAAATGTAAAAAATAAACCAATCGCCAAAATTTATAATGCTTCATTTGGTATTTTGTTAGCTTATTTACTTTTCAGAGTATTAAGAAAAGAACTTTAATTAATAACAGAATGAGATATTAAAACAGATAATAAATAAAACAATATTCCAATTAAAATATGGAAAAAGGTATTTACTTTATAATTTAATCCTAAATAATTTATAAATTTTTGATGAGGTGATATTTCGCTAACAGGATAAAATCCCCAAAATATAGAATTAATAATTAGTATAGAAATAACAAAAAGATTAAACATAATATTTTATTAAATTATTTTAAAATATTATTTTTACTTTATTATAATTTTAGTTTTTCTTTACTTAAATCTTTAGCCGTGTTTGTTTCATCACCTGCATTTGCGTCATCTCCTGCTTTTGGATTTTTTGCTAATTGTTTTATAATATATTCATTTGGTATATCACCAGCTTTTGGGGCTTCATCGCCAGCTTTTGGGGCTTCATCGCCCGCTTTTGGGGCTTCATCGCCAGCTTTTGGGGCTTCATCGCCAGCTTTTGGGGCTTCATCGCCAGCTTTTGGCATAGGGACTTTTTCTTTATCAGTATAAGGTCTTTTACAACAAGGACAAACGTTTTCTTTCTCACTTTTACTAACCATTGCATTCATTAAGTTATTAAATGTTCTTCCAACTTGTTGTTTAGCAGTCTTTTTAATATTAACATTAACTTTATTTAAAGTATTTACTAATGTTTCTGTTTGTTCTTTACTAAAATCCTCAATTTGTTCCATAACTCCTTTTGGAGTTGGACATTTTTTATCATTATTTTCTGGATTTATTTCATATTCTAATTTTTTTTTTTCTTTATTTCCCTTAAAAAAACCTAATATATTATCTGCTAAACCACCACCTTTCATTTTTTTTTGTTTATTTTTTTGTCTTTTTTTATTTATTTTTTTATTTATTTTTTTAGTTTTTTTATTTTTTTTTTTCATTTTATATTTTTTTGTTCTTCGTTTTGCCATTTATATATATTTTAGTTATATTAAATATAACTAAAATATTATTAAAATAAACATATTTATAATTTAAACACGTTTATGAAGTTCAAGTGCAACCAAACCACCCGCAATTTGAGCTAAAATATAAGGTGCTGCGTCATTCATTCGTATTTTTTTTGCAGCAACCATCATAATACTTACAGCAGGGTTAAAATGTCCGCCAGATATTTTACCACCAATCATAATAGCTACTGCTAAAGCTAGACCTATTGCTAAAGGATTTCCCACCGCGATAATAACATATAAAAAGAATACGGTTCCTAAAAATTCAACTAATAATTTTTTGAACATTATAATATTTATTTAGATATTAATATTATAATTTAACTAGGAAAATGAAAATCTTGGGAAAACAGCACTAAAATATATTCTTTGTCCTGCATCACCGCTAGAACCACTAACATTACCTTTAATATTATTTAAACCCCATAATTGTGTTATATTGCCTTTGGAAGTTTTTCTATTGTAATATGTAGTTCTAACTTGCACTTTTTTCATTAATGCTATACGACTTGAATTATCAGATGTAGGACCAACATTTCCATATGATTTTTGTATTTTACGTATATTTGAAATCATTTATATTAATTATATAGAAAATAATTTATCCAAATGTATTTTCAGCACAAATATAAATATATAAAAAACCATCTTCATCTTTATATTTTTTATAATTTTCACTCATGTATGAATTAGCTATCAATACTTTACCATTAACAAAAAAATACATAGCTGTTCCTTCTTTTAATTTTAATCTTTTTCTAATAATAAAAAAAAAAGTGGTACTTTGTAAATCATCGGGTATTAAATATTTATGTTTATCTAATTTTGGTAATTTTTTTGAAACATTACATATAATTGGTAATCTATTTGGATATTTTTCCATAATTGCCTTGGATTGATGTTTTCTATCTTCTAAACTAATTTTATTTTTAAAATCAAATTCTAAACTATCTTTATCTAAATAATCATTCACGTTTCTTTTTATTGTATTATTAATCAAGGTTGATATTTTCGATAAACTCATTTATATTTTATTCTTTTTTTTTATTTTTTATAAAAAAACATAAAATCTACTTTGCACGAGCTCTCATTTTACGCCTGCTTCTTTGTAATCTTCTAACACGTTTCTTTTTCCATTTCCATCTCATTTTAGCAGTAGATTTCTTATAAGGTGTTCCGTGGCTCATTTTATATATAAATTGAAAATTTTTTTTTAATATTATTTTTTAATATTAAATTTAATAATAGAATGGAACAAAAAAATGTTATCTTCATTGATGGTAGTTATTTAGTATTCTTTCGTTATTATGCTCTCAAATCATGGTGGAAATTAGCGAAAAAAGAGAATCCTCTACCAGAAAAACCATTTGAAAGTGAAGAATTTATGGCAGCATTTAAGCGTTTGTTTATAAAAAAGGTTAAAGAAATACCAAAAAAATTAAAAATAAAAGATCCAATAATTATTGTTGGGAAAGATTGTCCGAGAGCTGATATTTGGCGCAATGAATTTATAGATAATTATAAAGGAACTCGTGATTATACTAATTTTCATGGGCAACCCGGGTTTGTATTGGCGTATGAACATTTATTCAAAGATGCTGGTGTTAATTACATAGTAAAGCATCCTACTTTAGAAGCTGATGATTGTATTGCGATTGCAACAAAATATTTAAAAAATACTATTGATAATGTAAAAATTACAATTATAACAGCAGACCATGATTATATGCAATTGATTGACGATAAAACGGATATCTATACACTAAAATATAAACCAATTCGAACAAAAAAAAATTCAACATATGATAGCGAATGTGATTTATTTTGTAAAATTATAACTGGTGATAAGAGTGATAATATATGTGGGGTATTTAAAAAATGTGGAAAAGTTACTGCGTTAAAATTGTGGAAGGATAAAAATTCTCTCCAACTTAAATTAGAAAAAGACAACTGTAGAAGTATTTTTGAAAGAAATAAAAAAATTATAGATTTTAATGAGATACCGAAAAATTTAACGGATGCATTTTTAAAAAAATTTATAGAAATAACAAATTTATAGAAATAACAAGTTTTTAAATTTATAAATTTATGTATATGAAATCTTTTTTTAAAAAAGCAAAAAATTCAAAAATAGTCAATAATATAGTACAAAAAAAATATCGCAATTTTATTATAAAAAAATTTTTTAAAGACATTAAAACTATAAAAAAACGAGATGGGGGAAATAAATCTAAAAATAAAATTATTCAAAAAAATAATTAAATAAATTTTCTAATATGCCTTTATCTTCTTTTTCTTCATAAGCATGAATAAATTTACTAGTTAATAAATTTTTTCGAAAAGTGCTTTCTATATCATTGTCACCAAAATGATTATCGTTGGCTTCATTGGCTTCATTGGCTTCATTGGCTTCGTTGGCTTCATTGGCTTCATTGGCTTCATTGGCTTCATTGGCTTCATTGGCTT